TGCCAATCATGCGTAGACTCTGTAGAAGAATTATCGCCCGACTGAGGAGTGGCCTGTGAGGGGTTCTCAGCACCCGTATTATCTTCTTCACGGTAATACTTAGGTTTATTTAGATACAAGGTCTTCTGCTGGCTTGAGATAACGTTAGCTACGTTATGCTGCGAAGGTGGAGCTTCAAACGATTGCGGGGCTTGGTTATTTGTCATAGTTGTCCTTTAGGGGTTTGCAAAGCAAAGTAGCCTAAAACATGCACTTGTTTTAAGGGCCGGGGTTAACCGGGTAACTTAACTTATTGTTGAGGCTGTGGCTGCCCTTGTGGGGGTTGCTGCGGAGCCTGTGGGGCCGCATTAGCTGGCGCTTGTGGCGCTGGCGAATTCTGTTGTGGTTGGGGTTGACCCTGTGACTGTCCACCCGGAGGTAAACCTTGCTGTGGGGGTTGTCCACCACCTCCCGGAGGCTGTTGTGCCATCTGACGGGGTATTATAATAGCCTGTAGACGAGGATTAGTCATAGGCTTAAGTAAATCATATACTTCTGCCCCTACTAAAATACCTACTAAAGTAAGTGTTTCCGGGCAAAGGTAATGCTGCACAAACTGCTTCTGTTGCGGAGGAAGCGACTGTATATGTTTCTGTAACGCTTGCTGTGACTGTGTATCATACTGACCGTTAGCAGTAGGGCTGCGTCCTAATGAATCCGCCTGTTGTGCCACATGATTTACTTGAGCAGATTGACCCGTAGCTGCATTCTTCTCTTTAGCGATAGAAGGTGACTTCTGGTGTTCAGGAGAACCCTTAGGCTGAGAAGGTTGAGCTATTCCTTGTGGAGCGCCCTGTGGCTGTTGTGGTGAAAGCATTATGTACTCGTTGTTGGTGTTACAGTATTAGCTGGAGCAATTACACTTGTTGGTTTATCTCCTACAGGGGCAATTGTTGGTGTTGTACCTATCCCTGTGCCTGTTTCAGGTACGGGATTGGCAGAGTTATTGTATACGTTCGTAGTACCAGAAGTATAATTACCAAAGAATGCGTTAGTATTTAAACCACCATTAGCATTTATTTGCTGTTGTAAAGCTGCTGGTATGTTATACTGTGACATTACAGCAGAAGCAGCGTTAGATTGGAAATTCTGTAAGTTTTCACCCGCATTTGATATAGTCGTTGGTGCTACGCCATTAACACCACCTTGTAAAAGTACTTGATAGCCATCACGTGAACCTACTTTAAATACTAATGCACTTGAAGTGGGGTTACCGTTCGCGTCTGTAGTATTATTAATAGGAGTTGCACCATTAGCTATTAACCACTGAGCTAAATTAGATGCTCCTGTACCTACGGAATCTGCCGTAGATACATTTGCACTACTATACTTACTACCTTGGTCACTAACACCGGGCTGATACGAGTATGAACCATTACTTGCACTTAACAGTCCTACTTCAGTTTCATCTGAAGGTTTACTGTTACCAAATAATCCACCCACAATAGAACCTAATACACCACCTGCTAAAGCACCTACAGGGCCAGCAAATGAACCTAATTCTGTACCCAGTAATGCTCCACCTGCTAATCCACCAGCAAATGAACCTAAAGCACCACCTATTGAACCGCCTACTTGGTTTTCACCTAATACACCAGCGAGTAAACCGCCACCTACATATCCAATACCAGCGTAGCCTAATGCACCAGATAAAGATGTTGTAGTCCATGCACCAGCACCGGCTACTGAATCAGCACCAAAAACACCGGCTGTTTGTGCCGGGGTGGCTATAACGCCATTTCCAAGGGCTTCTGTAGCACCTATACCACTTGTACCGGCTGTTACGCCAGCACTACCTGTTTCGGCTGCTGTAAGTCCAGTTCCAAGATACGTATTCCCAAATGTATTTATACTATCTAATAAACCACCACTCGTACCACTAAGGGCTTTTGAACTGCCTTGTTCAACTAAGTTAAGTAAAGTCGTATTTTCATTATTCGATATACTTGAATAAGGAGTAGAGGTACTTGGAGTTGTGGTCTGCTGTTGAGCATATACATTATCAACAGGATTAATTAATCCTAAAGGCTGTGCTGTAGGAGTTGTGGGCGCTACTATACCTTCACTGTTACTATTGATAGTCGTGCTAGGTAAGTTAGAAGCTAAATTAGCCGAAGTACCCAAAGTCTCCTCCACCTTGAGACAGTAATGCGTTGTTTATAGAGCCTCCTACCTGTACACCTTGTAGTAAACCACCATTTAAGAATGAATCTGCCTGACCGCCAAGACTTGCATCCGGCTGGTTTCCTTTACTCTGCACCTGAATCTGTGGCACTGTTGGAGCAGGTTGACCTTGAGGGGATGTGCTTGTAGCCTGTGCACCTTCTTGTCGTTGTGCTGCTAATTGTGATATTTCACTATTTGGACTAGGCTGCATTATAGCAGCATTACCACCTGTCTGTGACTGGGGTGTACCAAAGATATCCCCCATAGGCTTAAATGAAGCCGTGGGCATTAATGGCGCTATATTTACATTAGGCTGTGTACCACTCTGCTGTGCTGTCTGTTGCAATGCTGGCTGAGGCGTACTACCCGTATTTGATGCACTTTGCTGTGCTAGATTATTTACATAATCCTGTGTCTGTACACTTGTACCGCTAGCGGCTGAATCTAATGCGCTTTGATTACCTACTGTACCAGCACTTAAACCCCCACCAGATGAAAAAGAACTGGTTAATGCTACAATAGGATTTATATTACCCGCTGTACCATTAGAGGCTAAACTTTCAGACGAAGCTAAGTCACTTTGTTCAATCGGCTGTGTTAACGAATTCTGATTAAGGAGAGCACTTAAAACACCCATTAGTCACTACCATGTCTAGCAGCATCTACGATGCGTTCTCTAAGTTCCTTGAGTTGGTGCAGAATGTCCAGCTTCCCCTGACTGCGGAGCAGTTCCAACTCCGATGTTGCCTCCCTGACCTCCTGAATTGTCTGGAGTTCCAGTGCTGCCGCCAGATGATTGAGCGCTTGCTGCACTTCCGGGTTGAGCAGGGCTTCCAGCTTGAGGGCCAGCGGCCTGTCCATTTTGATTCCCATTAGCGGCTCCTATAATTTGTGCATAAAGTTTAGCTATCACCGGGTCATTAACAAGGTCTTTAGCCTTGAGTCCAAGTGAGCGTACAAGGTCATTAAGTATGCCATCAAACTTAACGAACGGAGCGACATTAGGATTAGAAGCAACCTGAAGCAGCGACAATAGACGCTGGGATTGTACTTCTTTTTGCATAAGGGATTGTGTACCCTTAGCTACTATCTTTATATCACCACGAATTTCTGGTCTGTCTTCGTTAAACTGCATGTTCCAATAAAAGAACGCACGAGCTAACGGTTCAATTAAAAAGAAATCTATATTCTTTATAACTGTCTTAATGTTGAGATTTGCCGCAGACATGAGCATTGACATACCCGCTGCTGTTCTGGAAGTTCCCTGTATACCGGATTGACCGTAACTATAAGATGGCTGTCCCGCCACGTCATCAGCAATCTGACGCGCTTTATCATACAACTGTACATGTGATTGTGAGGTATTAGGGATTGTGATTCCATATACGGATTGACCCGGCGCTCCTCCCTGTTTACGGAAAATCTTACCGGGATAAAGAGTCATATCCTGCCCCGGTACAAGCTGCCCTTCGTTCACTTCAAATATACAGTTACCTGCGAAGCGAAGGTTATCAATAGCCATACGCCAATGCCCATTCATCAAATCCTGAGCATCTTTTACATTTTCAGATAAACCTATGCCCCATATCTGATAGGGGTGTTCCTCATAAGGTATAATATAATAAGGTATACGTTGTGGCGTAAATGGATTCAGTGTAACCCGAAGGATTTCACCTTCTGCAATCCATACATTAACCTGAACTTCATCAGGTAACTTATTAAAGGTCGTTTCATCAGCCAAGTCAAGACCGCGAATCATTTCTTTATCAAGATAACCCCAGTACTCAAATACTTCATAACGTCTATCATCAATAGTCGCTAACGTCTGGTCACGTATAATATTTTCCCAGAACTTACGTTCATGGCGTGGGCCTTTTTGAATAAGACGTTCAATAGCGTTCTTATCAAAGTGACTCATTTTCTTTAAACGCTTTACCATAAATTCAGACATCAAGTGACGTTCAATCACATAGGATGCTTCATGAATATTACGAGCGTTAGGGTCTGGGTATAAATTCCATACAGAAGCCCATTCAGTCTTAGGACTTAATTTCTTCTCTGGGTTATATGTAATAGCACCTGTATCAGGGTCTTTATCCCACTTATGGATAGTCTCTTCTATAGTAAATGGGCCTTTAACAACACCAGTACCAAAGATTACCATTTCAAGTAGTGCAGTATTAAGCACTCGTTCTGCATCACCTTCTTCAAGCTGGTCTTTAATAAGGTCTTCAAGATTCTGTGCAATAATCTTGTTAGGCTGCAATTCAGGATATTGTTTAGGGTCTGGATTTGGGCCTTGCTGAACCTTCTGACCAGAAAGCAAACTCTGAAACTTCTGTTGCAATCCACCTAACAGGGATTGTCTTGTAGCACCGGCAGGAAGTTGTTTACCATCACCTTGATAACCAATGGCTTGGTCTGCTGTTACATCAGGAGCAGCTTCAGGTGTAATAAAAGCTTCGTCTGTAGCACCCTCAACAGGCGTAGCTTCTTGAGGCTGTATAGTAACTGGGAATTCGTCATCCCCCCAGATAATTTCTCTAATCTGTCCTATAGCAGCAACATTCTTTGCTTTGGTAATTTTAACATAAGCTTCGGAAGCATTTGGATTGCGCTCTTGTAGCTTCGCTATCTTTTGTCTTTCAGCAGGTGAATATTCTCCACGATGCTGATAATAACACGCAATCCAAATATCTTCATTAACGCGCCTAGCGGTTTCAGCAAATTTAAAACGCTGATTCACTAAAGCATATACGCCAGCTAAATTAGCTTTCTTCAAGTCTACATTGCTATCCATGGCATACATAGACGTGCTATCAGGCTTACCCATGTTTGTATCAGGGGCTAAACCAGACACACCTTGTCCAGCAACAGATACATTACCAGCAGCCGGGTCTAGGTTAGTTGAACTAGCCGCACCCGCTTGGAACACACCTTTTTCTAAGCCTAAGCCTAGAATATCAGACTTGTTTGAGAATGCCATTAGCTATTAAATATATTCTTTGAACCAACCGTATTAAGTGACGTAGGATTCTTACCACTAGTAGCCGCTTTAAGATGCTGTTTAAGCTTACCGCTCATAGAAGGAGCCAGTTCATCAACAATCTCTGCACCTTCATCTTTTTCAATACTACCGTTAACCTTAACGCCCTTATGTTCTTTGCCATACTCTTTTCCACCAATGGTGTTCATAGAATTATGCATACTTTCTTCAGGACTCTGGTCTGGGGCAAACCCACGCCATGTGTCTTCTTTTACCGTCTTGGAGTTACCTACTTTAGTTTCGGCATTAGCGGTATTACCAGTGTAATCAATAGTACCAAATATGGATTCATCTTCAATACCACCAGTGATATCACCTTTACCCTTTTTACGGGGAAGTTCACCATTAACACCGACATTATTCGGGGTTGACTTTACACTAGGTGCAAACGTGTTCTTTGATTCGCCATCAGTTTCCATGCCGTCCATAGCACCGCCCATTTTCATCTTCTTCATTTAACTAGTCCTTTTAAAATTATTAATAACCAAACGTTTTACTAACCACGATGTTAGCGTTAGTACCCTGAGAACTTGTATCTATCCGCCATAAGCTGTTGTTCGCTATTTGTGGACGCGACATAAGGCCATAGCGAAAGGCATCGTATGCATGGTCTTGAGCATCCGTATCCACATCTTCTGGATTATTATCGTCCAGAGGTAATGAAGATAATTCGTCAATAAGTTCTTTACAGTGTTCTACGATGAAAACTTTAGGCTTCTTCGTAAAGGGGTTCAAAGATAAGAAGGTATGTACCTGCATCTTACCCGCTATACGTGAGCCTTTAGAACCATCAGACATGCGCCACGCACACCCCTGATTAATCATTTCCTCAGCTATAGATGGCCCTGTTTGACCTCTATCTGACCACGTTGAACAGTCAAGAATTCCGTATCGTACTCGTTCTCCCGCTTCAGTCTGTAAGACTTTCCTAGCAAACTCTGGAGCCGTTAATTTTTGTTTAGCTTTGTTTCCGTTTTCAACAAGTTCTCTATATACGTATACGTTATTATCATAATCAACAGCAAACCACAGACATACAGCCAAAGAACTATATCCCCAGTCACAAGCGCGAAACCTAAGCCAAGAAGAAGGTATGGCAAAAGGCTTAATAACATGTACGTTCTTATTAAACTCACTAAATGCTGCACCTTCGGCTGCGTCCCAGTCGCCGTATAACCACTGGCGTTTTAAAGTCTCATTTTGTATAGCGTACAGGGATGTAAGATACTGAGGGTCATTCTTCATCAGAATGGTGTTATCAGTCGTGAGACTATGAATCCACTTACGAGTAATCTTCTGAACACTATGTTCAGTCTGTATCTCTAATGTAATCTTTGTATCAGGCGGCCCTAAATTTACAAAGCGTTCTTTAACCCATCTATGACCAGCACCACCGGGGTTACACGTACAACGTATCATACGTTTAAGCGTAGGGTCTGTAGTACGCAAGGATTGTTTAAGTGACTCAATAATAGAGTCTGTAGGATACTGTGTAATTTCATCTATGCCCAACCAGACATATTCCTGACCTATATACTGGTCAAGGTCGGCTTCATTATCACAGTAACCAAATTCTATAGTCGCCCCACTGGGGAATACGAACATCTTCTCTTGTTCTTTCCAGCGTGTGCCGGGTACAGCGGGTAAATAAATCTTTCTTGCGCGGGACATTACTTCCCTTAAGCGCTTCATGGATTTACGTATGAACAAGGCTTTAAAGTTACCATTACCAACAAACCGTAAAGGGTCTGCTATAAGAGCATCTGTCTTACCGCTTCCTCGTGCACCACTCATCATGACTTCTTCTTCAGAAGCTTCAAGGAATGCTATTTGAGGTCTGTTATTAAAATCGGGCTGCCAGATAATCTTCTGGTCTAATATTGCCTTTTGTGCAGAGGGAGGTACATTATCCAGTACACTCGTTTCTATTACCTTACTACCATCTTCGCTTAAAGCATCTAAAACAACATCAAGACTTTCTATCTTGCGTTTCTTATCTTGTATATGCTGTTGCGCTACTTCAATATCTTTTAAGTGTTGCGCCCTGCGTTCTTGCGGGCGGGTCTTAGCAGTAAGCTTATTCTTTTTCTTATAACGTGTAATATGCTTTGCTGGCCTAGGCGTGATAGATTCGTTCTCGCTCATCTTGTTCCAACATTATTTCAT